TTCCATTGGCTTGGGATGCGATTGTTGGCGGCATCCTCAGCACATCCAACGAACTGTCCAACCCCGTTTCTGCACCAGAAGGAGCTAAGAACCATGGCTAATCTCAACAACTTTAACGCGAATCAAGTCGAGCCGTCCTCGAATTTGGAAGCGATCCCGGCAGGCAAGTACCTGGCCGTGATCACCGAATCGGAACTCAAACCGACGAAGTCCGGATCGGGCAGCTACTTGCAACTGACCTTTCAGGTTCTCGAAGGGGAATACAAAGGTCGATTCCTTTGGTCCCGCCTCAATCTTCACAACGCCAATCCTACCGCGGTGAAGATCGCCCAAGCAGAGTTGTCGGCTATCTGCCGAGCCGTTGGGGTACTCACCCCGGGCGATTCGGTCGAACTGCATAACTTGCCGCTAGTGATCAACGTCAAGTGTCGCAAGCGCGAAGATTCGGGAGACATCACCAACGAGATCAAAGGTTACGCGAAACCTGAAGCGGTGACAGCACAGCCTCAGCAAGCAAACCATACGACTCCACCATGGAGACGTCCCTCGTGATCGAATTCGAACTGCCGTATCCGCCGTCAGTAAACCATTACTGGCGGCGGGTGGGAGCACGGACGCTCATCAGCCGCGGGGGTCGACTCTTCCGTCAACAGGTTGTTTCGATCCTCGCGGCGAGAGGCGTTCGCCCACTCGATGGTGACTTGGAAGTCGTCGTCGAACTGTATCCACCCGACCGTCGTCGCCGGGATATCGATAACTCTCTGAAGAGTCTTCTCGATGCACTCGGGCACGGAAGTGCCTATCACGACGACAGCCAAATCATCCACCTAGACACCTGGAAACGCGAACCGATCCCTGGCGGCATGGTTTTTGTTCGAATCTCGAAATGTTCGCAGGTGTGATGATGAACGAGAGTTTAGACCAACGGATTTGTGGCGACTGCGGGGTCGTTGTCACAAGCGACAAACGTGAATGCCCCGAGTGTGGCCGGCTGCTTCGCTCACAGCGCAAGCGGCGCAATCGAAAAGTGGGGATCGACCTCGATAGCGATTGCATTGAGGAACCGGACCGAACATTCGAGTCCCGATTGGAAGATGGCTTTTCGATGCTGAGATGGGAGTAACACCATGCAACTTCGACCCTATCAACAAGCGGCCGTCGATGCGGTTTACAACCACCTGCGTGATCGCGATGACAATCCTTGCGTGGTCATTCCGACAGCGGGGGGGAAAACTCCATGCATGGCCACGATTTGTAAGGATGCGGTCACGCTCTGGCAAGGTCGCGTCCTAGTGCTGGCCCACGTCAAAGAGCTGCTGCAGCAAACAGCCGACAAGTTAACCGCAGTCTGCCCCGAGGTGGACTTCGGTATCTACTCGGCAGGCCTGAAGCGTCGCGACACCAACAATTCCGTCATCATCGCCGGCATCCAATCGATCTATAAGCGTGCCTGTGAGCTCGATCGGTTCGATTTGATCATTGTCGATGAATCGCATTTGATCCCCGTCGATGGCGAGGGAATGTACCAACAATTCCTCACGGATGCCAAGAAGGTCAACCCTCACCTTCGCATCATCGGGTTTACGGCCACACCGTTTCGACTCAAGGACGGTGAGATCTGCGCCCCTGGGAACATCCTCAACACGATCTGTTACGAGGTTGGGATCAAGGAACTGATCCGCGATGGGTTTTTGTGTCCGCTGATCTCGAAGTCTGGCAAAGAGCAAATCGACTTTGGATCGCTCCACATTCGCGCTGGCGAATTCGTAGCCGACGAAGTCGAAGCCCTCATGGATAGCGAGTCTCTGGTCGAGTCCGTCTGTCGCGAGATCGTCGAGTACTCGGCCGACCGCAACGCCGTGCTGATCTTCTCAAGCGGCGTTCGACATGGCAACCACATCGTCGATACCCTTCGAGACAAGCACGGCATCCAGTGCGGATTCGTCACCGGCGAAACCTCCTCGGAGGATCGGGACCGACTGCTCTCGCGATTCCGCAGTGGCCAATTGAAATACCTGTGCAACGTCAACGTGCTGACCACGGGCTTCGATGCACCCAACATCGATTGCGTGGCATTGGTACGGCCGACAACCTCTCCTGGTCTGTTCTACCAAGCTGTCGGTCGCGGCTTCAGGCTTCACCCAAGCAAAGAGAACTGTTTAGTCCTCGACTTTGGTGGCAATGTTTTAAGGCACGGACCGGTCGATTGCCTGCGGATCAAACCTGCAGGAAGCCAATCGACTGGAGAAGCGCCGGCGAAGCAATGTCCCAAATGCAACGCACTCATCGCGATGGGGTACGCGAATTGCCCAGAGTGCGGTTTTACCTTTCCCCCACCTGAAAAACACAACCACGAAGCCCAAGCGACCCAAGCACCGATCCTATCTGGCCAAATCACCAACACGCGCTACGAAGTCACCGACACACATTACTACAGCCACCTGAAACGTGGGGCCAGCGACGATGCACCGCGATCGATGCGAGTCGATTACATGATCGGCTGGCGCAACCACAAATCCGAGTGGGTTTGCTTTGAGCACTCAGGCTACGCACGGCAGCGTGCGGTGGCTTGGTGGAAACAGCGATCCCCCGATCCGGTTCCGGCAACTACCGCCGAGGCACTCGCGAGGATCGAAGGGGGTGCCGTAGCGCAAACCCTTGCGATCGTCGTTCGAAGTGTCTCTGGGGAAGAGTACGACCGGATCGTTGACTACGAGATCGGGCCGATGCCCGAACCGTGCGACCAACATTTTTCCAATGAGTTTACAGACGAGGAGATTCCATTTTGAATATGTCATCCGATTTCACATCTCTGCTTCCAACCGCTTTGGCTTACCGCGAAAGTGGTCTGTCGGTCCTGCCGGCAGTTCGCTTGCAGAAACGTCCAAGGCTTCCAGGTTGGAAGAACTTTCAGCTACGAATCCCGCAAGAGCGACAGATCGTCGAATGGTTTTCGAAACCAGAAGATGCAATCTGCGTGGTTACAGGCCAAGTCAGCGGTAACCTTGAAATGCTCGACTTCGACCGAGGTGGCGATCGCTTCGAGGCATGGAAACAGCAAATCCCACCGGAGTTGTTTGCTCGCCTTGTCATCGAAACGAGCCAGTCCGGTGGCAAGCACGTGATCTATCGCTGCTCGGAACCGATCAACGGCAACATGAAGCTAGCGATGGGTTTTCGTGACGGAGCGCTCGTGACCTTGATCGAGACTCGTGGCGAAGGGGGACTGTTTCTCTGTGCTCCAACGCTTGGGTACACGATCGAGCAAGGATCGCTGACTGAGATTCCAGAACTGACTGCGCAGGAGCGAGAAACACTCTTGGAAACGGCGTGGTCACTCAACGAGTACTTGCCCACAGCCGAGGTACCTGTCGATTCGCAGTTCGTCCCTGAGAATCGCCCTGGTGATGATTTCAACAACCGCGGCGACGTTCGAGCACTGCTGGTCAAGCATGGCTGGACGCTGGTCAAAGGTGGCGAGAACGAACTATGGCGTCGACCAGGAAAGACCAACGGCTGGTCAGCGTCGCTCAAAGACAAGTCGTTCTATGTCTTCAGTGGTAATGCGGCTCCGCTGGAACCCAATCGTGCGTACAGCCCGTTTGCGGTCTACGCATGGCTTGAGTTCGGTGGTGATTTCGAGATGGCGGCACGGATGTTACGACAGCAGGGATACGGAGGCGATCCGTTGAATCCGCCCGTGATTTGCCTCCACGAGCCCAACGAGTTTTTGGCCGAGCCAACGGTTAAAAACGGGATCGTGGATCCGGGACCGGTACCGCTCGAGATGCTGCGCATCCCTGGGTTTGTCTCCGAGGTAATGGACCTTTGTCTGGCAACCGCGCCGTACCCAAACCATGTGATGGCATTTTGTGGTGCTGTTGCTCTGCAAGCCTTCCTGGCCGGCCGAAAGGTTCGAGATCCAGGTGACAACCGGACCAATTTGTATCTGCTTGGACTCGCCCATTCCTCCGCAGGTAAAGATTGGCCACGGAAGCTCAACACGCGAATCCTCTTTGAGATCGGCGCAGCCGGTTGTCTTGGGGAGCGATTCTCCAGCGGTGAAGGGATACAGGACGCTTTGTATCTCTCGCCGAGTATGTTGTTTCAAACCGATGAGATCGATGGGATGCTACAGTCGATGAGCAAGTCGAAAGACGGGCGGCATGAAAACCTCATGTCAACGTTGCTCACGATGTATTCCACCGCGAATTCGGTTTACCCGATGCGTCGTAAGGCTGGCAAGGAAGCTCCGGGGGCGATTGACCAACCGAGTCTGGTGGTCTTCGGTACCGCGATACCGAACCATTACTACGAGGCACTATCAGAGCGGATGCTTACCAACGGGTTTTTCGCTCGGATGATTATCTTGGAGTGTGGTGCGCGAGGGGCGGGCCAAGAAGCAAAGGTCATGGATATCCCTGAGCGAGTGATCGCGACGGCGAAATGGTGGAAGGAATTGATGCCTGGAAATGGGAATCTCCAGTCCTGGCATCCGGTTCCAAACATCGTGCCGCAATCCGCAGAGGCGATTGCAATCCTCGGAGATCACCGTCTCGCAGCTGAAGCCGAGTATCGCAAGGCTGAAGGCCGGAACGATTCAGTCGGTACCACGGTGTGGGGACGAATCAATGAGCAAGCGAGGAAACTTGCCCTCTTGTATGCCATCAGTGAGAACCACGCCGATCCGCTGATTGGTTCCGATGCTGCTGTGTGGGCCACCGAGTTTGTCATGCATCAAACGCGGCGCA